GACGAAGGGTACTGGATGTTACAAATAGCAGTAGGGCGATGTGCCGCTCATTCTGCTTCAACTGGATACGGTGAGTGGGCAATGAAGGGCGTTTACCGCTTTTGTGGTTTTGATCCGACGCTTTACACCACAATTTGCCTCACTTCAGAACAGATGGCCGAGGCGGCCACCGCGGCACCTGTCGGTGCCGTCACCGGTGCCAAGGACGTGGTCCAGAACGGTAACATCCAGCTGTGCAACATGCGAGCACATAGTATCGTTGGTGGCAAAATTCGCCACGACACGCTGTACCAACAAGCCGTGTTTGAGCTGTGGCCTTACATTGCAGCACTACTTACGAGTGGTGAGGCCAATCGGCCCACCATTGATTTTACCCCATGTTGTGGTGGTAGGTGTGCTGTGTTGAAGGGGCGCAAATACGTCCAAGTGAGGCGCAATAAGAAAACATCCCCACCACCTCTTGAGGACAAGCCTGTGGAAGAACAGATTTACGGGCCACAAGTTGATTCGGGCATAAAGCACGTTAAGTTCCTTGGCAGCGATGGTGATACCACCATGCCAACCAAGGAAAACGTGCTTGCTGCCAAGTTTTGTCCGACAACAGCTGACCGTGTGTTTCACGCGAACACACCGGAGAAAGTAAAAGAGGCGGTTAAAGGCCGTGTAGAAGATGTCTACGTGCCTTTTGACTTGACTGATGAGCAGCGTGAGGAGCTGACCGACGTTACGGATGCCCTTTGCGACGAGCTCCGGAATTCCGATTCCGTCGAGAAAATCGCATCGTGGCTCCTTTTCGGCGACATCAAGTCTAAGAAGTGGACATTGGCACGTGCTGAGATTGCGCTGAACTGCCTGATGTGGCGCTTGAACCCGGATTACGAGTTCAAAGCAGCCATCAAGCTGGAACCAATGCCAAAGGGCAAGGCACCTAGGATGCTAATTGCCGACGGGGATGCTGGCGCAGTGATGTCTGCTTTGACTATTGGCGTGCTCGAGCGGTATTTTTGCAAGTACCACAAACACCGCACGATCAAGGGCAAGCCAAAAGCCACGCGTATGTTGGAGATATGCCGTGAGGCGTTTGAAATGAAGGGCAGCGTAGGGGGCACCGGCAGTTCGCCAGAAGCCTATGAAGCGTTCATGATGGAGAACGATGGCTCTGCTTGGGATGCCTGCTGCCGCATCATACTGCGTGATCTGGTTGAGAACAAAATTATCGACGTGGTGTACGATAAGCTTTGGAAGTTTTTTGTGCCATACAACTGGTTTCAATCAGCAAGGAAGAAGGCGGACACGAAGCGAGAGTACAGCGTGAAGGTGGATACTAAGAAGGTCAGGGTTGAGCAATGGCCGAAGGGGAGCAAGTACTCGCAGGAGGAGCTTGCCCGCGTGCTTTGCCGGAAGTCAGTCACAATTCGTTTCGACGCCATTCGGCGTAGCGGGGACCGTGGCACTTCCATCCTCAATTTTATTGAAAACCTTGTCTGCTGGTGCTGGGTATTGGCAGGGGTCGCGGGTAGCGCACTTGTGAAGCCCAACAGCAAGGTTGTGATTGACATTTTTGGGGTTAAACGGCGCGTGAAGAAGTGGCTTGAAGGAGATGATTCATTGTTATGGCTCACTGGTCGCCACTTCACGACCGCTGAATTGGAGCACTTAGCCGAGCGCTGGACAAAGTTGGGCCACCGACCCAAGCTGTTCCTGCGTCGTGACGGTGACATTGCAGAATTTTGCGGTTGGAAGATTTGCGTCAACAAGTATGGCCTTGATGTGGAAACGGCACTTCCGGATGTCCCTCGGATGCTGAAGAACCTCGGTTACACTACAGCCAAAGAGGCAATCAGCGCTGCATTTGATGGAGATAAAGAGATGTTCGGCAGAGTGGTGGGACCCGCTCTGATTGCACGTGCCGGATCAATCGCTCAGCGTGCACCTACCATCGCGCGGTGGTTGGTGCGCCTGTCCCAGTTGTTAAAAGAACGGTCTGATTACACCGATGATACATTTACTCGTGAAGACATTTTTCGCATGGGAACCGATGATATGGTCGAACTTTTGCCCGAGTGGTGGAAGAACGACGACCCTGAGATTCTTCTCAGCCGCCGGTACGAGTCATTTCTTGACCATGTGCTGCGCGAGATTTCAAATTCGGTCGCGTCTAATGGTTGCACCGATGAAGCTACCCTCGCCGTGAAACATGGCTGGGTCAGGACAACCGACGAGTGGTTTCGTTTTGTTCAAGCGCTCGAGGTTTGCAGCCTCGACACCACCGACGAGTTGTTCAGGTCCATCGTCCCTAAGGGGATGATGTGATGTGGCCTGGCCACATTGGTGCCTCGGGCACCTTGCATGGGGACAGCATGCTGCCTTGGGCATGCGTTTCACACCTCTTGTGCCTTAAACCAAACTAAATATTGAGTGGCACTTGAGGATTTTACGGGGCGCGCAAACTTGTGAACTTCACTTGTGCGTGAGTAGCAGCGGCCACCTAGTACGGTACTCCAGACGACGCCTGCTAGGACCAAATTGCGAGACGTAGCCAATGGCCTTTTATACGGTTCGCAAGGCGGTGTACGTGCGCTTAACTGGCAACACCTTCGTTGTTGGGATACAGCGTATCACATAGTGCTGGTAACAAAATGGGAGGCCCCTCCCAGGCTGCCGAATTACCTTCCGTGGTCCAGACTTTGCAGATGGAGCTGGATCCTGAGCCAATTTGCGGTCACATGGCGTGTGACGAAGGTGAAGGCCAAACCTCTAGGATGATCCGTCCTTTAGACCTGCTGAGCAGGGAGGGCAACCAGCCACCCTATGGGGATGAACCTGAGTCTTAACCGTATAACTAAAGGGTTAGGATAGGGGAGGTGGAAGGTTGATGGCTACGGGGTGGGGGTGCCTGCGAGATATGTGGGTATAAGGTGGGAGTGCTATGGCTTGAGGGCACGACTTCCAAACTAGGTGCTGTGGGTTGCCGCGCAGCATTGTCCCTGCTCGGAAGGCTTCATGTCTGCCCGGTGCGTTTGCACCGGTTATTATTTTCACTGTTATTATTAAGAATTCGCGCCGTGCCAAGTTGTCCCCGGAACAACGGCGTAAACAGTGTTTCTATGCGTATTTGTAGACTTAAGCATACTATAATATGGTTAAGATCACGAAGAAAGACCGTGCGGCAATTGCTAAGGTCGCACGCGATCTGAGGCAGCGTAAGCCGAAGAAGGGCAGAGCGCCTCATAAACGCCAGCAAATGGCAGCCACCAGGAGCATGGGCGAGATAGTCCTCGCGCAAGGGGTTGGCCGCGTGCCGCGGTCACCTTTTGGCGGCACTGCAGGTACCGGTATCAGGTGCTGGGATGCTTTTGACCACGCGCATGCTGGCCTACCACGTTCAGTGGGGCCTTACGCAATTGTGCGTAGCACACGCATCTTCAGTTCCCGGGAACGTTACAACGTGTTTGGTACTGCAGTCGATGAGAATAACAATTGGACTACAACGATTGCGTGGCTAGCGGCTGAAGGGCTTGAAAACACTTCTATTAGCTTTGAAAACGCTGTGCACACTAAAGTGATTAATCCGCCCGGCGCCTTGATTGGCGATGATTCCACTTTCACTTGTGTGCCAAGTGCCATGTCTGTTCAGATTATGAACCCCCAACCATTGAACACTGCTGGTGGGATCATTTACAGCGCAGTGTGCCCCACCCAGTTGCCCATGTGTGATAACACACGGACGTGGGGCGAATTTGAGTCTTCTTTCACAGCCTACATGAAACCCAGATTGATGTCAGGCGGGAAGTTGGCCTTGAGAGGTGTGCAGATGAATGCTTACCCACTCAACATGAACGCTCTTAGTGATTTCCAGAAGATTACTAATTATGGGGATGGGGATAAAACATGGGCTTCAAACACAGGATCTGCTGGTGATGCGCAGTATCTGACGGGATTTACTCCAATGGTCGTCATAAACACTTCGGGAGAGGTCTTAACTTACGCTGTCTGCGTGGAGTATCGTGTACGATTTGATTTGAGTAATCCTGCCGTTTCCTCACACCGACACCACCCTGTCACGACAGACAAGGTGTGGGATGGCATGGTAAAGAAGGCTATTGCTTTGGGGAACGGGGTTAAAGATATTGCTGATGTTGTAGCGACGATGGGCCAGGCATACCGTAGTACGTCGAGCGCCCTGAGTCTAGCTCTCCGCGAGGGTTGAGGGCACACAGTACATACACTTACGAAACAGGCGATGTGCACAAGGGTCGCCGGTTTTGTCAGCTTCGCGTTTGAGCGTAGCTTTCGCGTTTTTGAGACTTGACTTCCAGCAGTTGCGGTTGGCAGCTCAGCGTTGTCTTGTCATCACGCATCACCTTGGGCCGGACATGCTTGGCACGGCTGCAAAACATTCAACCCAAAACACACATAAAAAGCCGAGGCATGTCATGGGGGGCCATTACCCCGGTGTGGGTAGCTTGCTACTGAATCACCCGCACGTCTGCGATACGACGACCCTACCGATGTAACACGATGGTCTATGTTTCATCTACCAGTGGCGGCCTAGGCCGCCCTAGTAGGGGGCCGTAGCCATTTTGGCTCAAGATGTCCCCGGTCATCTGGAGTGCAAAATATACGACCATTACAGGGTAAAGAGGGTCCCTGGCGTTCAGTCCATTTCGGCAGCAACGTTGGCTACACCCCGCACGTGATCAGTAATGGCTGCGATCACTGTGCGCCCCACTGCAACAGCTAATCAAGGGCTTTGCGAGGTATGTCATGAGCAATTTCTTGAAGTTATGTCTCAGCCAGCATTTATGCGTGACAACCGAGTGGGAGACGACGAAGGGTACTGGATGTTACAAATAGCAGTAGGGCGATGTGCCGCTCATTCTGCTTCAACTGGATACGGTGAGTGGGCAATGAAGGGCGTTTACCGCTTTTGTGGTTTTGATCCGACGCTT